ATCCAAATAACCGGGTTTAACAAAAATTCCATTACTTCTTACGGTTCGCTCTGGCCTTACGGCGCTTATTTGAACCAATCTTACGGCGACCCTTGCGCGGGCGATTCTTTGACGGATGCGGCATGTCACTTTCCTTAATAAATAAACTATGAATAACGAACAATTAAAATGGCTGGTTGCATTTGAGAATGGATGCTATTGTGAAATCTGTAACCATGGTTACTGGATTAAACAAGTCATTTCCACTAAAATAGTACCGTCGACACTGGTATTATACCACATAGACGGTGATAATGTAAACAACAATTTTGACAATATTAGCCTACGTTGTATTTATTGTGCAAAATATAGGCGTATTTCTAGAAAGATTCTTATGAAAAATCATAAGATCGAAATACTTGGTGGGCTAAATGGCCTACAGGGTAAAGTCTGGATAACTAATGATATCATCAATAAGTTCATGGACAAAGATGAAGCTCAGATATTCATTGATAACATGGGTTGGAGAAGAGGAAGAATAGGAACTACTACACCACCTTCTCCAGCTGGATGCAGAATCATATCTAATGGCTTTATAACCAAGAGAATTAAAAAGACTGGTAAACTTCCACCAGAAGGATGGTGGTACGTTTCACGAATGCCGCCACGTGTTAAGAAGAAGTCTGGCGATTTTTATAAGAAGTCAGATGATTCTTGCGCACCCGAACAATAATCCAAGCATTATACCATTGATCGGATTCTAGCACACCACATTCAAATTGGTACTTTGCTTCATAATACGAAGCGTCGCCTTTTGTTTTGCATAAGTGGATTATCTCTCTTCTAAACTTATCCTTACCATATTTTTCAACGTCAGCTGTTAACTCAGCCGATGATCCGTAATATGATTCCCAGTCAGACTCTAACTTAAGTCGTACTGCGCGTTTCTTCCCTTTTACCTTTTTCTTTCTAGAAGACCAGAACCACTTCTTACCAAGATATTTTCTATCGGTAACAGTGTTGGTAATGACATAGACGAAACCAAAGTTTTCGCCTATCATTGCGTATGGGAATTTATCGTTGAGGTATGTCCATTCCATACCTCTATTTATTGTTTAAAGAGACATGCTTTTGAAAGTATTTTCATTGACGTCTAGCTTAACACCACCGACAACATATGATGAAACCTGAACTTCCTGTGGAGCAACCTGAACCTCTGAACCAGAAATCCATTTCTGAACCCATGGCAGGGGATTAGAACCACCCTTGAAACTAGTAGACAATCCAACTGCTGTCATTCGCTTGTTGGCCAACCATTCAACGAAATTGCACAACAGCTGCTCGTTTAGTCCAACGATAGAGCCGTTTTTAAACAAGTATTTTGCCCAGAGCATTTCCTGTACAACTGCAGACTCATACATTGAAATACATTCCTTAGAAGATTCCTTTTGGATCTTCGCAAAATCCTTATCTTCCTGTGGTAGTACCTTTAACAGCTGCTGTGATGCTGCTAGATGGATATTTTCATCACGACAGATGAACTTGATAATCTTGGCATTACCTTCCATCTGCTTCACTTCGGCGAATGCCCAAGAACATGCAAACGAAACATAGAACCTAATTCCCTCTAGGATATTAACCGACATTAGAGCAAGCCAAAGCTTCTTCTTATGTTCATACGAACCATACTCACCCTTGAAATTAATCAAGGCATCATACGACTCAGAAATATCCACAGCACAATCAACAATGTCTTTGATTTCCATAATAGTATCAAAGACAGCAGACGGATCTGGATATACGTTACGAATCAAATGGGTGTACGATCTAGAATGGATCGTTTCAAAGAATGCCCATGTAATGATCCAGTTTTCTAGTTCTGGCAACGAACAAATAGGCCCGAATGCCGCGGTCGGTGCTCTACCTTGAACCGAGTCCAGAAGAATCTGTCTCTTAAGGTTAGACGTAAAGATATGTTGTTCGTGTGGCTCTAGTGCCTTGAAGTCCTTTGCATCTCTGTAAATATCGATTTCTTCTGGGCGCCAAAAGAACGACAGTTGTTTATCAGTTAGCTTCTCAAGGAAGGCGTACTTTTGCTTGTCATATCTGGCAATTGCCAGTTCTGGCCCAAAAAACGCAGTGGACTTTGTCGCGTCGGTGTTAGTCAGATTAAATACGGTCATGATTAAATTGTGCAGGAGTCGCACGTTTCAGCATCCTCGATAGCAGCCATTTCAACTGGCTTGAATTCGATTTCACCCGCCTGATCGGCTGTGTTGCAATAGTACAAATTCTTACCGCCATACTTGTAGAACATAACCATGTGCTTCATTAGCTCTGACATTGGTACCTGATCGTTTTCATAAAACTTAGGGTTATATGTGGTGTTGACAGAAATAGCCTGGTCGATGAACTTCTGTAGTACTGCCATGATCTTCAAATAACCTTCCGGGTTTTTCTGATCCCATAGCAAGTCATACTTGTTCTTAAGTGTTCTAATACGAGGAACAACCTGCTTAAGCACTCCGTCCTTAGACTGCTTAACTGAAATCAACGAACGAGGCGGCTCAATTCCGTTGGTTGAGTTCGATACCTGAGCAGACGTTTCTGCTGGCATCAAGGCCATCAATGTAGAATTACGGATGCCAGTTTCTTTGAGCTGCTTACGTAGCGAATTCCAATCCATGTTGTACTTTGGAGCTGCTAGTTCGTCAACTTCTTTCTTGTACGTATCGATTGGTAGAATACCGTCTGAGTACTTTGTTTCATTGCTCTTAGATGGTGCACCGAATTCAACAGCAAGATCGGCTGATGCCTTGATTAAGTAGTATGACCATGCTTCAGCGTATTCATGGATCTTAGCTAGACCCACTGCATCAATGTTAGAATATGATAGGTCGTTCCTAGCAAGCCAGTAAGCAAAATTAATGATACCAATACCCAAGGGGCGTCTAGCCATAGTTCCGGAACGAGCTGCAACAACAGGGTAGTTCTGATAGTCCAGAAGAGAGTCAAGAGCACGAACAGCGAGAGCACAAACAGACTGAAAATCATCGACATGCTTAATTTCTCCCCAATTGATAGCCGACAGCGTGCACAATGCAATCTCGCCGTTCTCGTCATCAATGTTGTTAATTGGCTTGGTTGGAAGTGTAATTTCTGTACATAGGTTAGAAAGTCTAACAGGTGCAACCTCTTCCTTGAACGAAGAATGAGTATTGCAATGGTCAACATTCATCAAATAGATACGACCAGTGTCCTTACGCTCCTGTAGGAACGATGTAAACAGTTCAATCGCCGGGAGTGTCTTCTTACGAATTTTAGTTGAACGTTCTGCCTTTTCGTACAGCTCACGGAATTTGTCAGTGTCGTTGAAAAATGCTTCGTACATCTCAGGAACATCTGACGGAGAAAATAAAATAATATTACCACCCGAAAGAAGACGCTCGTACATCACCTTATTGAACTGCACACCGTAATCGATATGGCGTAGACGATTGAATTCTGTGCCCTTGTTATTCTTAAGAACTAGAAGGTCTTCGACTTCCAAATGCCAGATAGGGTAGTATAGAGTTGCCGCCCCGTTTCGAATAGAGCCCTGAGAACACGAACGCACTGCACTTTCAAAATGACGATAGAACGGTATAACACCAGTATGAGAAGTATCACCATTCCTAATAGGTGAATTAATAGCACGTATGCGACCACCACCGATTCCAATACCAGCTCTTTGAGAGACATATTTACCGATGGCTGTAGCTGAGGCAAATATCGAGTCAAGAGAATCATCAGACTCAATAACCACGCATGAAGAAAATTGACGCATGCCAGTACGGACACCTGCCATAACTGGCGTAGGTAGAGAAATTTTGAATGTAGAAATTGCATCATAGTAGTCCTTTACCCATTGCAATCTTGTGGTTTGCGGGTATTTTGCAAACAAGACCATGGCAATTAGGATATATGCCATCTGTGGAGTTTCGTAAATTTTTCCGGTTACGCGATTCCTAACCAGATATTTACCTCTAAACTGCTCCATTCCTACGTACGCAATATCAAAATCTCTGTCGTGGTCTACGAACTTATCGATTTGATTGATTTCTTCTGGCGTATACTGATCTAGAATTTCCTTGTCATAATAATTCTCTGCCACAACGTAGCGAATATGATCGATCAAGCTTACAGGCGTAGGACCATTGTACACTTCCTTACGAAGCTGGTAATTAACAAGACGCCCGGCAACATACTGATAACCAGGAACATCTTCTGAAATAAGATCAGCAGCTGACTTAATCAGAGTTTCTTGGATATCAGAAGTCTTGATGCCATTGTAAAACTGAATTCGGCTTTTGATTTGGATTTCAGATGGTGACGTACCGTTTAGGCCTTCACAAGCCCACATTGTAACCTTGTGAAACTTATCTAAATCTAATGGTTCTTTATTACCTGAGCGCTTAGTTACCACCAGTGACATAAATTATTCCTTATTATACGCTTATTGAATTGG